TAACCGTCGAAGGAATCGCCTTCTAGATATCATGGATGCTCAGATACAATCAGGACTTATGCTTAAGGAAAACGCCCTTGTCAACCCCGAAGATGCTTTCTTCCAGGGGCCTGGTAAGATCCTCTTCTTTAAGCAAGACGCTAATCTTGCCACCGATGCCGCGCCAATACCGCCACCTCCTGTCGCTCCTGGGTGGCAAGAGCTTATAGCCTCCATTGAGAAAGAGATCATGGATATTGTAGGACCCGAAGAGCTATTTGCTCAGAATATGGGAGCTAAAGAGATGACAGGCGTGCTCATGAAACTCAAGATGGGTGCAGGTCTTACAGGTCTACGCAACATCTTTGATCGCCTAAACCAAGCTCAGATGTACACCGCTGAGATTATGGATGATCTTATCGTCAATAACTTCTCTGAGGGTAAAGTCCGACAGATTATAGGCAAAGAACCCACTAAAGATTTCTTTGATAGAGAATTCAACCGCTTTAACTGCACTGTCGAGGAGCTTGAGCTTACAGCGACACAAAGACAACTTAAGTTCCTACAAGCTATGCAGTTTAAACAGCTATCGCCCGATGCTATCGATGATGCCTATCTTCTCAAGGTATCGACGCTACAAGACAAGAAAGAGCTTGTGGAAGCGGCTCAACAAAGAGCGCAACAAGCCCAACAGATGCAACAAGCTCAGATGCAACAGCAGATGGAGCAACAAGAGATTGTCACGCGCTCTATCGAGGCCAAAGCTCAAAACGACTACTCAGCTGCGCAAGAGAGACAAGCAAGAGCAGTCTCTGATATTGCCCTTGCAAAAGAGAGAGCGTCTCAAGCGGTTCATGACCGAGCAGCAGCAGCCCTCGATAATGCAAGAGCTATCAAAGAAATGTATCAGTTGGATGAAAATAGGCTCATGGATCTTGCTAGGTTCATCCTAGAGTTACAACAAAGTCAAAAGGCGATATCAGGTGGAGAAGAAGAAGATAGTGTCACAGAAGCTCAAAAGCTCTCGGTTCCCAATGAGATGTCCAAGATGGAGAGCAAACCATCCACTCTCAGTAAACCCAAACCCGCCCCCGCAGCCGTTGCATGATGAACTCTTTAAGGTGGTTGTGGATCATTTTCTAGAGATGGATGACAAAGAAATGAAATATGTCTATACTCGCATGAAAGATAATCCCATCGTCAGAGAAGCCTACTCATATTGTCAGCAATTAATCAAAGGATGGAAGCATGGAAAAGTCAAAGTGCTGTCACGCACCCGTCGTAAGCCGAAAGATTAAGATTGGTAGCCATGACACCCTTTATTTCATATGCGCTAGCTGCGAATGTTCAACTGATGTGGTATACGACAAGTCCCAAGACGCAGGCCCTCTTGCTGAGTTTCGCGCTACAGTATTAAAAACTTCTCGCGTTTAATTCCCTTTTCAAAATATTCTCTTTGTCAAAGCCCAAACCAAGGAGAATGTATGATTGTTTCAGATCAAATAGATGTTATATTCCCACCCTTTCCCCAACAGGAAAAGGCTCTTGAGCATGCCTACGAAATGATTAACTATCTTGTGATTGATGAAAATAATGAGATGATACGCATAAAGGCCGTAGAGTATGCCTTGGCCGCTCTTATGTATGGATCTAAAATGACGAACTGTGATATTGTATTGTCATTGGAGGGGTTAAGATCATCGCTCTTACATATCCGTAAGCAGGATCGCGACCGCTTAATCTAATAAAGGATTAATTATGTCATGTCATAAAGAAAAGATTGAAGAATTAGAAGAAATGAAAAAGCTTAAGGAATATGTTGTAAAAATGAAGCATAAGTCTTTTAGTAAAGATTCAATTCTAAAAACGATAGATTATGAATTAAAGATGCTAGAAGCAGGTGTTTTTAAAGAATTGGGAGAAATATATTATAAAGAATTAAAAGAAAAAGAAGGTAAGAAGTAATGGACTGGGTACACACACTTACGACTATAGGTACTCTAGGAGGTATATTCTGGTGGTTTATTTCACGTCAAGATATCTCCATAGCTCGTTTAGATGCAGATGTAAATGCTACAAATACTAAGATTGATGGATGGATTCAGCATATTACAACAATGCAAGCCGAACAGTCTAAAAGGATCGATGAACTTTATGCTGAGCAATCTAAGAGAACTGACATTCTCTATAATGAGCTAATCAATATAACGAAAGCGTTGAAGAAATGACCCCTGCCGATGAAATTAGAGCGATTCAAAGGGAAATACATGAATTGTTTAGAAAACATGACTGTTCTAACATTATAATAACTTCCATATTAACTCAAACGTTGTTAGAAGCATATATTAATCTAGATTTTAAAAAAGAAAAAGTTAAACAAATTTTAAATTATCAAATAGATACATGTTATGAAGTTTTGCAAGAATACAATGAAAAAGCAGGAGTTTGTCTCAATACCCTCCCTACAACGCCAGCAGAAGATAAACCAGCAAGCGGCTAAGAAGCTCTACGATGACTTGATGCAGAAGAGATGGTTGGAGACTATGAGGAGGAAATGACTCTACCTAAAGACTGGTCATGCCTTTACTTATGCCTAAATTTTTGTGAGAGCGAGATATATTGAAGATGATAGACCCTGAATTTATAGAGAGAGCCCGAGAGCATGTGATGAATGATCCTATGGTAGATAAAGATGAGGTTCTTCGTTATGCCAACACACAAGATAGAGATAAAGTTTTTGAAGATATATGGGAAATGCTAGCCAAAGGAATAAGAAAATGACATGGTATGATGGAGTTTCAGTGTTGATTAATTTAGAACGTGTAATTTCGATAGAAAAAATCACAGCATATGATAGTGATGGAAGTGAGTTTTATTCCCTTTTTTTTGCAACCCAAGAGGGAGAAAAGATTAGGGTAAATTTCGCAACTATTCTTTATAGAGATCTTGATTATGACAGGATTGCAGCTAATTTATTTCTAATAGAACAGGAAGATAAGGAAGATGTTCAAATTGCAGAAGAAAGAATTGAACAGAAAAATAAATATGAAGATCCTGAAGAAGAAGACAATAAACAAATAATTGAAAAGATATATGCATTTAAAGAAAGACACACGAAGAGCTGGTTTACACGTTTTAAAGAAGAAACCATCAAAGAAATAGGAGCTGCCATGTTTTTTATGGCTTTATCAGATACGGCAATATTTCTATCAACAAGTTTTTTGAGAAATTTTTTGCAAAGAATGCATAATTTTAAATTGAAAAAGGCACAAAATGACTCCTCAACCCCATAATATAGATGACTATAGGCTATTAGGAAGAGATGATAGACCCTGAATTCATAGAGAGAGCTAGAGAGCATGTGATGAATGATCCTGAGTATTACACTCATCGCCAAAATAATAAAAATAAAGCATATCGCGAAGAGAATCCAGAAAGATATAAAGATCATAGAAAGAAATATGAGCAATCAGAAAAAGGAAAGATTGTAACTGCAAGAAGGTCCGCCGTCCGAGAATTTAGGATGAAACAATTAATTAAGGAACTAAGCTCAGAGGAACTTGAAGACATACAAGAATTCTATAATAATTGTCCGGATGGTTACCACGTCGATCATATCATCCCTGTTGCTAAGGGAGGCAAACATACTATTGAGAATCTGCAATATCTGACACCAGAAGAAAACTTCAAAAAAGCTACAAATCTTTATTGGTCGTCACAGTCAGCCACAAAAGACACTTCTTGTCAAGATAAACCGTCCTGAGAAAAAATCTTCCATCAATGTTCCATAACATATATTATCAGACGCTCCACACAGGCTTTTGCGCGAATATTCCTTGACCTTTAATCTCCTTTCAGCCTATACACTTCGGCTATGGATTCCACTAAAATGTACTGGTATATCTGTCTTAACTGCGGACGCACAGAAGGCGACCATCAGGTTGTTTACGACGATCAATGCTGGATGTGTAAGCAGCCCATGTATTGCCTTGAAGATGACATTGTAGACACACTAGTCACAAGACATTGGAAAGAATGCAATAAGATCCTTGACCGTTAATTCAATTTAAGCATATATATTTTCCTCTCAAGAACCAAGAAAAGAGTATATGCTTTTTAAATATTGCCTTAAATGCGGCAACCTTCCGAAACGGACGGGCCCCCAAACGTTTCGTTGCTTCCAATGTGAAGCCGAATTCCTCTACAATGTCTATAGAACCAGCCAGAACGGCATTATCTACGACATTCGCTTAATCCGAAAACCCTCAACCAAGATCAAAATATGAAAGACGACATGCTAGATCCCCCGACCCGTTATGTGTGCCTACATTGCATCCACACCTTTGTTGATAACAAAATAGCCTATAATCTGATCTGTTGGGAGTGTGGCGACAATGTATGCCCGTTAACACCGGATGTCAGAGAAGATTTAGGAGAGATACTTCTAGACTTTCGGAAGGGAAAGAGATAAAAAAAAGGCCCCAGAAAAAGCTGCGCGCTAAAAAAGGGGCCTCAAAAAACCCTACGTTTTTTGTTTGTTATCTCAGGGTAAGAAATAACAGCAGCCAATATATTCTTCAAGATCTTTGATTACAACAAAATTCTTGTCTTACTTGACGCATTCTGATATTTAGTGGATGTACAGTAAATTATTTACTTTACAGGAGACTAAATATGGTAAACAAGAAAGGAGATCCCGATAAGGGCCCAAGAATCATCGAGGGCGCTCATCAGTGGGATAAAGGCTATACCTCAGACAATGAGGACTTCTCACCATCTGTCGCTTTCCCAAACGACGATGAGAGAGGAAACAATTACTTTGAAATGCGCAATGCCGCACGTAAAAGTGATGCTACCAAACTAAAACGCTCAAAGTTTAGCAAGTACGCTTAATGTTTGACGTTTCAGTACCCTATCAATCTTCGGGCCAGCAGCTAGGCGAGACACGTACGGCGATGGCAAAACGCCTTATGAAAGATCTCGAGGAGTTCATTAACTCCGGAAAAATGAAAGAGGATAAGTATTACTACCTCGTTCATGCCAAGCCATGGCCAAATCACCCCAATTGCATCAAGATAAAGCGTATGGCTCTGGTTAATGAACCACCCATGATGCTCTCTTGCGTGTTATTTGAGGTCGATATGAAAGAGGGCAAGCTAACCCTACTTTGGTCCCTCCCGGGGGATTGGCCCACGTGGGCTGTAGGAGGCAAAAATAAGCCCGTTCCCGAAGTTGTAGGATCTATAAAAAAGCTAGGTCAGAAATATAACCTAGATGCCGTTTTGGCATATTGATTTTGCCGCATGTCATCCAAAGGGCCACCGCCTTTACGGGTGTTTTTGGGCGTTATTTAACACAGTCGCCAAGTGTAAAAGGATGTTATGACAGAAGATAAAGTAGAAACTGAACCAGTCGTAGAAACTCCACCAGTGGAGAATCAGGCCCAAGAAGAGGTCAAAGATGCTCCGCAGGAAGATAACCAGTCTAAAAACTGGAAGCAAGCTCGTGAGGTCATGTCTTTGCAACAAAAGAAGATCCAAGAGCTTGAAGAAATGGTCTCAAAGGTCGCGCAGCCGTCTAAACCACCGGAAGAAGAGGATGAGTTTGATAAACTCGACCCTTCTGATTATTTGACCGTCGAGAAAGCTAGGGCTCTTGCCAAAAAGCAGGCTGAAAAGGCTGCTAAGCAGATCGTACGGGAAGAATTACAGAAGCATTCCCAAGAAACCCGCGTGGCGCAAGATGAAAAGCGCATGAAAGAGACCCAAGATGACTATGATTTTGTCATGGAGAACTACGCTGTTCCATTAATAAAGAAAAACCCCGCTCTAGCATACCAGATACAGAATTCAGAAAATCCCGCAGAGGCAGCGTATTTAATGGCGAAGATGTCAACTCTATATAAAGAGAATCAAAAGGAAGCCCCAGACAACCCTAAGAAGGCCGAAAAGATCTTAAAAAACGCTTCTAGGCCCGTTAGCGGTGCAGCTGTCGGCTCACCCTTAAAGTCTCAAGCTGATAACTTCTCCAAAATGTCGAAGCAAGATATCTGGAAGATGTCTCAGGAGTATGCAAGAGGGGCTTAAAACAAAAGGCTCTAAATGACAATTACTACAACTAACGCCTTACCAGCTCCAATTCAGCAATGGTTTGATAATGTGCTGTTAAGTCGTCCAATGCCTAAGCTTATCCATAAGCAGATGTCATTGAAAAAAGAGCTTCCTCCTAACTCAGGAAGGATTGCTCGCTATCGCAGGTATACAAACCTTGCGACTGCTACCGTTCCGCTTCCAGATAGCGGATTAACGCCTCCAGGGCAAGTATTAAGTGCCGTGGACATCGATGCTAGATTAGATTGGTATGGCAGGCCGGGTCTAGAGCTGATAGCAGCCTAGTTGATAAGTGCCTTACCTAATGGTCACAACCCGATTGACTTACGTGACCATCACCGATTAACAGATTTGGTCGGTGTAAAACCCACTCTGATAGACTTGGAAGGCTAAACCATAAGGCATGCCGACAAGGCGGAAGGCGAGAGCCACCGTGAGAGACTAAGTGAGAGGGCGCCCGAAAGGGTGATGCGATAGTCCGAACT